ATATATTACTAGTGCAAAAGATATGGTCATTGTAAACATCGCTAGCGGTGCATCTGTAAATTATTCAGTCAGTGTCAATTCTGTAAATGCCGCAGGTAGTTTTGTAATAGTAATTGATAACTGTGATGGTACAGGCTCGGGCTCTAATGCCGCAGATACATTGGTAATCAATTTTGCTGTTATAAAGGTAAGTTAACATGTTTGATGCATTTAAACAAGCAAAACTACAAAATGCATATCAGACTATGCGCAACTATCAATTGCCGCCGGAAAAAGAAACGACGATTGAAGAACTAAAACGTCTCAGTGGAAACGGCAGGGTAAATGGTGAAGTAGAACCAGTAGACCCTGCCCTAAACACCAAAAAGCATCAATATATCCGGGACAACAATATTAGGCCCGGAGCTCCGGAATGGTTTAAAGTAATGTTTGCTAAACCACATCTTACTGGTGAGGATCCCTTCTCAAAAAAGTAGTATATTATACTAAATAATATCATGAGCAATCAACCAACACTAATAAAAGATCCATATAAGAAGACGGTCTTCAAGAATAAAAAAGAACTTGAGGACTTCATGAAGTGTTGTGATCCTGAAACCGGATATCTATACTTTATGGATAACTTTTTCTACATTCAACATCCTACTAAAGGTAGTATGTTATATCACCCGTGGCCTTATCAAGAAAGATTGATAGAAACATACCACAAGTATAGATTCTCTATATCGCTAATGCCTAGACAGTCAGGTAAGTCAACATCCGCTGCTGGTTACCTACTTTGGTATGCAATGTTCGTTCCTGACTCTACGATTCTTATTGCAGCACACAAATATACTGGTGCACAAGAAATCATGCAGAGAATAAGGTATGCGTATGAAAACTGTCCAGATCACATAAAGGCAGGAGTCACTACATACAATAAGGGCTCTTTAGATTTTGAAAACGGTTCTCGTATTGTATCCGCCACTACTACTGAAAACACCGGTCGTGGTATGTCTATCACGCTGCTATATCTTGACGAATTTGCGTTCGTTAGACCTAGCATTGCTAAAGAATTTTGGACATCCATTACTCCTACGCTAGCAACTGGTGGTAAGGCAATCATCACGTCAACGCCAAACTCAGACGAAGACCAATTCGCGTTGATTTGGAAGGGTGCAAATAAAACGGAAGATGAGTTCGGTAATACGACTGAGTTAGGTGTAAACGGATTCAGAGCATATCGAGCTTATTGGAAAGAGCAGCCAGGAAGAGATGAGAAATGGGCAAACGAGATCCGCGCCCAGTTAGGTGATGATCGTTTTGGTCGAGAAATAGATTGTAACTTCATCATTGCGGATGAAACCTTAATAAATCCAAATACACTGTTGATGTTAGATGGCATAGAACCTATAACTAGAATGGGACAAGTTCGCTGGTATAAGACACCAGAAAAGGGAAAGTTGTATGTAGTTGCATTGGACCCCTCATTGGGTACTGGTGGAGATCCGGCTGCTATGCAAATATTTGAAGCCAGTACGACTACTCAAATAGGTGAGTGGAAGCATAACAAAACTGATATTCCCAGTCAGATTAAGCTAATGGCACAGATCACCAAATACATAGCTGAATGCACTGGTGAGCCCAACAACATTTATTATTCTGTGGAAAATAACTCTATTGGTGAAGCGTCATTGATCTCACTGGCAGAATACGGAGAAGCCAACATTCAGGGTACGTTTATCAGTGAACCAGGTAAGAAACGTAAAGGATTCAACACTAGCCAAAAGCCCAAATTAGCAGCGTGTGCAAAATTCAAGACACTGTTAGAATCAAAAAAGATGACAATATATAGCCGATCGCTGATCAGCGAACTTAAGGCTTTTGTCGCAAACGGGGGCAGTTATGCTGCTAAGATCGGCGATACCGATGATTTAGTTATGTCATCCCTGTTAGCAGTTAGAATGATGCAACAACTAGCGGATTTTCATGGTGATCTGGAATCTCAAATTCGTGACCATGACGAGTTTGTTGCTCCGCTTCCATTCTTTGCAATCTTTGGCTAAGTTGGCATAAATATCATTATGGCCACAGATTCAGAATCCTTTAACCGCGATTTGTACGACTTACTTAAAGTGAGAGGGTATAAACCTGTACCGCTCGATTCAAAAAACCAACGTGTTCCTGCATCGCAAAGTGCAGATGTTATGGAATTTACGTTTGTCAAGGATGACAAAGAGTATGGTAAAGCTTGGGTAAGTATCGATGATGTACAAAATGTCATTGTGTATTATGATAGTGAACAACAAGATAGTCCCAATAATATAACACCGGGAGTCGAATACGATGATACCTGGACAGGGTTCTTAAAGAACCTTAAGACATGGGCACAACGTAGACAGCTTAGCTTCGAATTATCAAACAAAGATCGCTTGGGCGACGACATGAGACAACGGGAATATTACAAGATGAAAGAAAAAGTTTCTGAAGGCTACTACCCGATGGGTAAGAAGGCCAGCTACAATGACGCAGTACCAAACGTAAAGATCATCCTACAGCACAATCGCAATATCGAAGAAGGTGAACAGCGCTATCGCAACGTCGCTCGCATCTATCTAGAAAACGTCGATGGCGAAAGATTCTTAGCACCTACAAACAAGCCAGGTGTCGCACGAGTGTATGCACGTCATATTGCTGAAGGTGGTCTGCCTAATGATGAGCGCTGGAACCACATCAAGGGACTATGCGAAGAATACAACAAGATGGCAGGCTTTGTGAGAGCTACCCGTAATAAGCAATTTAACGAATCAGCACAAGCTTTAGTTAATGAGGGCTTAAATCATTATAATAAGTTGCGCGAAAACCTAAACAAAATGACTGGTCATCGCGGATACACTGCATATTTCGAATCATGGACTCCTACTCTTATGGAAAACGAAAACGATTCGTCTTCTATAAATGAACTTTTCGTACAAGAAACTACTGACCCTCGCATCGAATCAGTAATGCCTATCCTTGCTCGCCTTCAGAAGAAGGTAAATGAAATGAGCGAAGTCAACGAACTAGCAGAGTGGGCTGATGGAATCGCTAACGAGCATCTGGAAGAAGTTTCTGATCCGTACAAGAAAGACGAAATGAAAGATTTCAAGACCCAACAGCGTCAAGGATTAAAATCAACCAATCCGGATCTCAAAAATGTAGAGGATTTGGATGATATTGAAGAAGCTACTGGTACTGAAAAGATGTTAAGAAAGATACCAGGATTCAAGAGATATCAAGCTGGTGAAAAGTCTAAAGACAATAAAACTCTTGCTAATTTAATGTTACACGGAGAAATAGAAGGTGATTCTGCGACTGATCCTAAGGACATTAATTTAGGTAAGTCTGCGGGCCGTGCGGCACAAAGATTTGACAAAATCGCTAAAGGTAAAAAGCCATTCAGTAATGAAGAAGTAGAAGAAGCTTTAGAACCTTGGATGGGTAAGGACCTTGATACGCCTGCTTACCTTCGTAAGAAGAAGTATGACGATGCAAAGAAGGACGCAGAATTGGGCGGACCAAAACTTCGTAGAGTTAAGGACAATCCAGAAGAAGTAAAAGAAACTGCTTACGAAAAGGATCTAGCAGATCACGAACCTAGAAAGGTTTCTGGAGTTTATGGTGCAAAGTCTAAGTCCTTTAACAAGAAGTTTAAAAATCAAGCGGCACAAGACAAGTTTTTTGATCATCCAGATAACGAGGGCAACTACGAAATCCACTACGTGTCCAAAGTAGATGAAACGGTTGAAGAAGACTTAGATGCAAATCAAAAGCGCGCCGGACAACTTGGACCTACAGAAAAGGTCAAGAATAATAATATTGGCAAACTAGTAGGCGCAAATGAATCGACTGAATTCCCAGAAGAATTACAGCGTATTATGGACATTGCCCGTTTTAGACTATAACGCAATAAACTATTATATTACTTACCCATTACTGGGGTAAATACATTGACATCTGATGAAGTATACGTTATATTTCATCATATGTTAGTTGTCTCCAAACAACGACATTAAAACATACTCAGGCTCAACTTAGGCACATTTAAAAGGAGAAAATAAAAATGGCTAGTCTAGCAGAAATCCGTGCGCGGTTAACGGCACAAGAAAATCGCAGTCAGACCAAGGCTTCTGGCACTCAATCAGATAACGCAATCTATCCTTTCTGGAATATTGACGAAGGAGCAACTGCTTCTATTCGTCTGTTGCCAGACGGCAATCCTACTAACGAATTCTTTTGGGTAGAACGTCAAGTTATCAAGCTTCCGTTCAATGGCGTTAAGGGTGATTCCAACATGAAGCAAGTTACTGTACAAGTTCCTTGCGTCGAGATGTATGGCGATAATTGCCCGGTTCTCGCAGAAGTTCGTCCGTGGTACAAAGACGACACTCTTAAGGACCTTGCTAACAAGTATTGGAAGAAGCGTTCATATCTTTATCAAGGCTTTGTTCGCCAAAATCCACTAGGTGATGATCAAACTCCAGCGAACCCAATTCGTCGCTTCATCATCTCCCCGCAAATTCAGACTATTATCAAGGCATCTTTGATGGATCCGGAACTTGATGAATTGCCAACCGACTACGTTCACGGTCTTGACTTCAACATCAAGAAGACTTCTAAGGGCGGTTATGCAGACTATTCAACTTCCACTTGGTCTCGTAAGGAGTCACCGCTTACGGAAGCCGAGCAAGCAGCGATTGATTCGTTTGGGTTGTACAATCTCGCTGACTTCTTGCCAAAGAAGCCAAGCGAAGCCGAACTTCGGGTCATTAAGGAGATGTTTGAAGCATCAGTTGATGGACGCCCGTATGACACTGATAAGTGGGGCGCATATTATCGTCCGTATGGCATTGAAGCTCCGTCCGGCACCGCACAAGCACAAACTGCTTCTGCTGCACCTAGTGCACCGACTACGGTAGCATCTGCGCCAATCGATGAGCCTCCTTTCGAAGTAGATCAACCAATCGTTGTTCCTACTGCACCAACGAGCGATAAGGCACAGGACATTCTAAAGATGATCCGCGAAAGACAGAATAAGGCCTAATTAGGTTTGGGGAGGAGAAATCCTCCCCAAAATTCTGGCTAAGGAGAATACCATGACCAATTCAGATGATAGATACCGTGCAATAAAGCAAGGTAAAAAACTGTTGGAGGAACTGTGTGATCCAGGCAAAACTCCAAGAGTTCCGAGTATAGTAAGAGACCGGGCGCGGAGCGTACTAAGACATTTTCCGAATGACTATGAATTAGACCAAATCGCAGTGAATAGTCCCGAATTACTCGAAAAATTATCAGTTAATGATAAGATGAAACAGATTGTAAGATAGGATATATACTTGACAACTAAACCTTTCGACCTCAGCAAGTTCCGTAAAGACATTACTAAGGCCATCGATGGTCTCAGCATTGGATTTAATGATCCCACTGATTGGATCAGCACAGGAAACTATGCACTTAACTACCGCATCAGCAGCGAATTTGACAAGGGAATTCCTCTTGGAAAAGTAACCGTATTTGCTGGTGAATCAGGAGCCGGCAAATCATATATTTGTTCCGGAAATATTGTACGACATGCCCAAGAACAGGGCATTTACGTAGTTCTAATTGATAGCGAAAACGCACTAGACGAATCATGGCTACAGGCACTTGGTGTAGACACTAGTGCAGAAAAGCTACTAAAGCTTAATATGGCAATGATTGATGATGTTGCAAAGACGATCAGCGAGTTCATGAAGGGCTATAAGGGAATGAGCGAAACGGATCGCCCTAAGGTTCTTTTCGTTATCGACTCACTTGGTATGTTGCTTACTCCTACTGATGTAAATCAGTTTGAGGCAGGCGATATGAAGGGTGATATGGGTCGTAAGCCTAAGGCTCTTACATCTTTGGTACGTAATTGTGTTAACATGTTCGGTTCATGTAATGTAGGATTAGTGGCCACAAATCACACATATGCATCACAAGATATGTTTGATCCTGATGACAAGATTTCAGGTGGACAAGGCTTTATCTATGCGTCTTCTATCGTAGTTGCGATGAAGAAGCTAAAGCTTAAAGAGGACGAGGACGGAAACAAGATTTCACAAGTGCGTGGCATTCGTGCAGCTTGTAAGGTCATGAAAACTCGTTATGCAAAGCCTTTTGAAAACGTACAAGTTAAGATTCCGTATGACACAGGAATGAGTCCGTATTCGGGATTAACTGAGATGTTTGAAGGTATGGAGATTTTCAAGAAAGAAGGAAACTCTCTCGTCTACACTAAGCTTGACGGGTCTATCATTAAGAAGTTCCGAAAGGGATGGGAACGAAATGATGACGGTTGCCTAGATACTGTTATGGAAGAATTCCACAAAAGGGCAGATACTGCACTAAGTACTGTCGCTAGCGAGGAAGAGGAAGTAGCAGAATGAGCAACTTAAGTTTGGTTAATGAAATTTGGAAGGTACTTAGACCTAATATTGAAGCAGGTGACATTAGTACTGCCGCAGAAGTGTTGGTCAATTATCTAGTTGATGAAGACTACTCTCCTAATGAAATTAAGCAAGCATTTCGAGGAGACTCGGACATTAAGGATGCACTGTCTTTCTATCTAGAAACCCCAGAAGATGGCTTATATCATCAAGTTAAAGAAGAATTATTTTACGATGAGTACTATGACGATGAAGATGGGTATGACGAGGACTACTGATGTCCTGGTATAGCCGAATTACCGGCGATCTATCCGTTCTCCCTGACTTCATCTCTCATTACGAGAATGAGCTAGTCTCTGCCAAACAAGATGTTAAGGTGTATGGCAATGTAGAGAAAAACATTGCCGCACTTCCTGGAATAACTGAGTACCGTTTCAACCAACTCCAAGAAATCGAAGCGGTACTCAATTTTCTAAACATCCAGCTTCGCAAGATTCGTAGAAAACACTTTCAAAAATATCTTGAAGGTTATGCTCGTGCGTTAACGTCACGGGACGCAGAGAAGTATGTTGACGGTGAACAAGAAGTCATCGATTTTGAAGTTCTCATAAATGAAGTTGCACTACTTCGCAACAAATGGTTGGGCGTGCTTAAAGCAATCGAATCTAAAAACTTCATGCTGGGTCATGTGGTGCGTCTACGTACCGCAGGCATGGAAGACATTAGCATTGGGTAACAAGTTTATTGTATTAATGTAACAAGTATTCTATTATAAGAATAATAAGGAAATCAAAAAGATGCACCCAGCATTCACTTCTCTAGATGATACTAACGAAGATGATGACTTCTTCGCTTCGTTAACCGCAACTACACAAGCAAAGCAATCTGCGGAAATGTTTACTACAAAAGAAGACGTTTTGGTTCTTAGTTGTGTATTGTATAGATTAAAAACAACCGCTACCACTGAAGAAGACAAAAATTATTGGAACGCATTTGGTCTACTTTCTGTACCCACAGACAAAATTACACAAGACGATAGAATACTAGCAGACCACGTTCGTTCTTATTTTAATAGTAAGTTAGTATTGGCTAGAATACGAGGTGAATCTCTATCTAAGTACAGAACTGATCTATCTAAATTTTTAAATACAGCTTATTCTATCGCTGACGGATACATGTATCCTATTAACTTTGCCGGATTGATATACAAGCTTCCTTACTTTCATGAATATGATCAGGGTTTGTATGAAGTATTTGGCGGCGACTATTACAATCTTCGTGGACCTGGTAATCGATTAAGTGGCAACAAAACTCTGACATTTATCAAGCGATTGGATCCTCATCGTAGACTGCTTGCGGTTGAAGATTTTTGGTTTTCGGACGAACACGGTAACCGAATATTGCTAACGATTGACAAGAAGAATCCACTCACTCCATTGTTCGAAACTGTTCTTAATCATAAGGTCAAGATTGAGGCAAATTATGATCCTCGTCATAAGGACACCCTCAATTTTTATCAAGCTAACTCTTGGAAATTCGTTTCGGTCGATTAATTTTGGTTGACACCGCATAACTCTGTTGCTATGATTTAAAGATAGCAAAGGAGCTACGACATGGGCTACAAGAATCTTCCTGAACGTGATGCTAAATGGCAACCGCGTAAGGGCCTTGAAGGTCCGTTCGTGTATCCTAATGGTCGGGTGATCTACTACGATCCTAAGGAAGGTGCTTATTGGGATCCGACGACTGATTTTTATCTGTCATATGAGGAATCGTCCTCGCTACAAAAT